TTTAGGAAATCCAGCTTTCATATTGGCAAATGATTTAGCTGACACCGTACTTTTAGACTTAGGTCTAGATGTACCAGCTTTCTTTCTAGCATTTATATTAGCGTATAGTCCTCTTTTAGCCATTCCTTATCCTTAATGTTGCCTTGCAAGGCTATGAGAGTAACCCTCTCGTAGTTTTATCTTAAGACTATTTACCTTAAATCCTAGAAATATATTTGTCTACGCACATTAGGTTTACTTTTTTTAACTCTGTTGTGTGTATGACAGGTTTACATACTAACACCTGTTAGTTTTTAACCCCCACCCTCTCGTATTAACTAAGATCGATACTAACCTTTATATCTCCAACTACTTGGTGATTAACTCTATCTGGTGTACGCAGTCCTACTCTATCTAGTATATCTCTACTTGCTTCTAGCTGGACATACTCTGATTTAGCATTGTTGCTAAGGGATACTAACTTGTTACTTGCTGTTACTGCACCTAATCCTATCGTTCTTGATACACATTCCATCATGTACTTCTGTACTTTTGGAAGACGTAGTGTACGAGAAGCACTTACTCTTGCACTATCTCTACTAACTTTTGTTGAATATCCTGCCTTTTCAGCAGCTTCAACAATACTACAGCCAGTTGATACGATAGTATCGACAAGGGCTTGTTGTTTATCTGTTAGATCATGGTTATCATTCATATCGCCTCCGTTGGATAATTGTAATCATTGATAAATTGTTGTCAAGAACATTCGTCATGGTGTGACGTTATGTATTAATTAGGAGCTTGATCCAGCTCTCGTAAATGCAGCCAAGTGGTCTGCACCCTAACGGGCTTCGATCTGGGCTATGTATAAGAGAAAGATGGGGATAAAGTATGAATAAAGTAAAAGGAGTGTAATGAGTATAATAATAATAATAATGTTAATATGGATAATTATAATAATAAAAGGAATAAAGAAAATTCTGATGTCTAATAAAGATTATAATGGTTAAGATAAACTAGTCAACCCACAAGGGGTGCAGCATAGCTGCCTTTACCCCCCCATATTCGTAAGATTTGTGAAAGGGATAAAGTGACAAGTATATCTAAACCACTAACTTGCCTTGCAAGACAGTGAGAAAAGCTCACACACAAACAGTAACACAAAGGAGTTACACATGACTATATATCAAAATACAATAGAAGCACTAAAACTAACATTCGATCATCAGATCGACTGTGAAGTAATGGATATCAACAAATCTGGCGAAAGCTATGATGTTGGTTTACTTGACTTCAATATGACTATGAATAGCACTATCGGCAAAATGGCTGACAGATTTGCGATTGTAGAAAAAATGCTTACAGCAACTACCAATAGAGTAAATTACTTCAAATCTAAAAAAGGTAGTTCTTCAGCATTAACTTCACTAGGTTTACAAACTCAGTTTCAAGAAATTGATGCTCAACAATTAGGTCAATTAGAAACTCAGTTAAAAGCTAGACAATTTCAACATGACATTTTGTTTGATAGACTAAAAGCTCATTTAGATTACTACACAGATAAAACTGGTGANGTATGGCAACCATATCAGGCAAAAAACCCTGTTANATTTGACAATATATCANATGATAAAAGACAAGCAATACATACTAANGAATTAGANAAAACTAAAGCTTGGTATAATGCTAATCATGGTAAATTAGATAGACCATTAGATAATGATGATGGTACTATATCTTCAGAATTAATCCCAGCTATCGCATAGTTGGGTTTTACAAAATTTCGCTGCGCTTCGCGCAGCGTTTCCTTTGGTAAGAAAGGTGGTGATTCGTATGACTACAAGTCGGTTATAGACGTAGACTACATGTTTATTGATATCCAATAAACTTAGCTAGAATGAAAAAAGGTCTAGTGACTATAATATAACCGAGTAGGAAAATGATAGAGGTAATACTAGCTAACTTGTAAGTGGATAAACTAGTGCCTAACAGTATAACTTACGCAAAAATAACCGAAAACAATGAGGTAAATATGATTAGAACTACATTTAAATCAGGTATGTGGATTGGTAGCACATTACTAAACAGTAAAATATACAAAATGGCTAAACGCAAAGGTGTATGGTATTATAGACTATTATTATCAGATGACTTTGCAAAAACTATAGGCGATATCTATGACTTAAATGTTATGGAACGTAAATTAAAAGGATTATCTAAATTAAAGAAAAGAGTATTTAATGTAGATGATGATGGCAATATATGGGATCCAACAACTGGTGAAATATTTGGCAATGTAAATGCATTTACACCAACAGCAGCTGCACCTAAAACAGAACCGAAAGCTGATTCTCATAATAATAAATTTGATTTCGATCAAACTGTATCAGAACTAATAATTAAACATTATGAATATGATACAGCTAATGAAATAGCTGGAGCTGTAGCTAAAGACTTAATGGAAAACTATGATTATGTAACCAGTATGGAAGAAGATGATCAAATTACTGACATGATTAACGAATATACAGACAGTCTAAGGTAATGGGTATCTTAGACATAACCATATTATTAATAGTAGGTATTACTATGATAATAATACAAGCGAGGAAATAATGAGTAAAACTGGACAATGGGTATTAGAAATGACCGAATACGCAGCTGAATCTACAAGAGAAGAATTTATCAAAAAATATGGCACATCTAATGTAGACATATGGGATACTAATAAACAANAANTATTAGAACATGAATTAACACCAAGTATACATGATGTTCAACATGAATTAGCGAAAGGAAAAACATGAGTTTATTAAAAATGACAAAATTACAAAACGAAAGTAATCAATTACAAGATAAAAGTAATGATTTACAAAATAGTATTAATGATGTTCATTATGCTTTTACCAAACAAATAGCTGATACAGTAGTTGCACAAGGTAAAAATAATATAGAACTACATGAAAAAGTTAATATCTTAATAGAAGAACTTCAAAAATTATCTTCAAGAGTTATTAAATTAGAGTTCGAAGATGAACATGAAAGAAAATCAATAGGAGGAACAACAGATGAATAATGTAATACATATAGGTGGACAACAAGCTAAAAAAGTAGCTGATCTTAATGATCAATTACGCAAAGATATGTTTACTGGTAATATGCTTAAAAAACATAATCTAAAAAACAAATTAGTAATAACACCAGGCATTAAAGGTTACAATTTAATAGATAAAGAAAAAATATTTGCTTCTGTTAAATATTATGGAAACTTTACTAAAGACAATAATCCTTATGGAGAAAAAGATTTTGGTAGTTTTAATTTTAAAAAACAGAAATTCTTTTGGAAAATAGATTATTATGACAATGACATGAAAATGCATAGTCCTGATAAAACTGATCCTGATAAAACATCAAGAGTATTAACAATAATGAAAGCTGAAGAATATTAAGAACATTCCTAATACAGTGGTTATTTAGCTAATAACGAGGTAGATATAGCCTAGCTCACTAAGTATATCATTAGGAATTAGGGAGCTTGATGGGGTCATAGACACAGATAAGCTCCCCCAATGGACACCCTCGGCAAACTTCAGTATGCTGTAATTTAAGTCTGAGACGTAGGTGTATGGGGAATATATAATAAGCGTTAGAGCTTAACGTATTCCCCAGCGTATCTTGACAAACCGAACTATATTCAGATATTAAAAGATATGTCTAATAAACAATTAGGAATATTCTTTGATACTGTAATACCACAGTTTGTAGAACAACGAAAAAAACTAGGTTTATCCCAATCAAGACTTGATGAAATGATTGGTTGTGCTAGAGGTTTGGTATCAAAATGGGAAGTAGGTATAAGAAAACCTAGTGGATTTCTATTTTGTTGTTGGGCCAATGCGTTAGAATGTCATATAAAAATAAAACCAAAAAAAACCGAATTGTAGTCGGTACACACTTTGACACATTAACGCCACATAACAAGATTATATATAAAGAAAAAAATCAACCTGATGGCTGTAGCTGCAAGGGTGATGATTTAGTATATGGCAATGGTATATATTGGTATTGTAGCAAATGTCATTTAAATCAATGGGGGAAACAATGATTGAAATATTAACATTCATAGATGAATTAAAAGAACTCAAACCAGTATGGGTAGGAGTCAATGAAGATGACACTGATACCCATGCAAAAATAAATCAATTAATAAAAAAATATGAAGATATGATGGAAGCATTTGAAAATGATTACCCAAAATATTTAACAATGAAAGGAATTAAATGACTAAAACAAGTCCTAGTTATTACCATAACAATAAACCAGAACTAACCGAATTAATAAGAGCTTGGGGTTTAGATTTTTGTGAAGGAAATGCTGTGAAATATATTCGCAGACATAGGAATAAAAATAAAGAACAAGATATACTAAAAGCAATTTGGTATTTAACAAATATACTGGAGAAAGAATATGGCAACAACTCTGCTAAAAGCATTAGGGAGGCAATTACAAAAATTGAACATCAAACTGCCCTCAAAACATCAAGACCATATAGATAAAAAACGTAATCTACAAAGTTTTGTTTGTGTATTAGCTATACAATATCTTGAAAGTGATATGTATAGATATTTCATCAAACATTATATGAGTCAGCGTGTGGCTGATAATCGTAAAGTTAAACCAATCGAAAACTATATATGGAGGAGATACAATCATGGGAGATCGACTAGGGATATGGAACGAGATCAACGAAATGTACACAGACGACAACAAATTAGAGAAAGGAGCGTTAACTAGATGGGAAAAGGAAATGGTAAACTCAAACAACCTGACAGACCAACAGGCATTGGAGGTACTGATGCAAGTCGTCTTACAGAAGGCGCATGGAAAGACTTATGGCTTGAGAAAACTGGTCAAGTCGAAAGAAAAGATCTTTCAAGTGTATTGCCAGTTCAACTCGGAATATTTACCGAAGAATTTAATAGACGATGGTATCAGGAAGTTACTAAGGAAAGGGTTGTTAATATAAATAGTGTTTGGACACACCCAGAATATGATTACATTTATGGTAGTCTAGATGGTGTAGCTAAAGGCAAAGTCTTTGAAGCTAAACATATTAACCCTTTTACAAAAGATGCAGTAACAATAGAAAAATATTATCCTCAAGTGCAACATTATATGATGTGTACTGGATTTTCTAAAGCTGTACTATCAGTATTAAAAGGTAATATGGGATATAATATATTTACAATAGAAGCAGATAAATTGTTTCAACGTAAATTAGAAATCGCCTGTCACTTATTTTGGTTTCATGTAATGAATAATATAGAACCACCAGAATATGTTGACTTCGATATAATGGGAAGGATAGAAAATGAATCAGACATCGAGAAACATTTTGGAGAAGAAATATCCACTGACAGCTGGATACAAAGAAAACTCAACTAGCAAAGAAGCTGCTAGTAAAATAAATTCTAGAGCAAGTAATTTGCGAACAGAATGTTTAAAGTTAGTAATACTAAGAGGTGATTATGGTGCTACCCCAGAGGAAGTAGCAGAATTATTATCAGAGAGTATTCTATCTATTAGACCACGATTTACCGAGCTTAAACTATTGGAATATATAGTAGATTCTGGTAACAGAAGAATAAATAGTTTCGGTAGTAACACTAAAGTATGGAGGTATAATGACAACAGATAATAGAAAAGTATGGGATAGTTTAAAAGAAACTGATCCTAGATTTACTAAACGCATCAATAAAGGTTTTGGTGAAATAACTACCATTGATCCACAATGGCAGATAATGAAAATAACAGAACAGTTTGGCCCACTTGGTATTGGTTGGAGCTACAGAGTAGATTACAATTATCATGGTATGGATAACAATCAAACTGCTGTTGTTAGTGCAGAAGTATCAGTAGCTATTAATAAAAATCCTGAAAATTTTTGGGATTATTATGGGCCTGTATGTTCTGTATTAAAAATGTATAGAAAAACTGGTGCGTTAGATGATGAAGCACCAAAGAAAACAATGACTGATGCATTAACAAAAGCGTTCAGTCACTTAGGACTTTGCTCTGATATATTTATGGGTAAATTTGATGATTCTAAATACGTTAAAAATTTAGAAGAAAAATACTCAAGTAATAAAGCAGATCAAAGTAAAGTTACTAAGACTAAATAACGCCCTAGACTGGGGATCGATGTGTAGGTCAGTCTATGGGCATGTTCTTCTATTGCCTACACATCAACAAAGGAGATAAAATGAATTACAAAGACAAATTTAAAGATCCAATAGTTTATGATAAATCTTTTGTTATTTATTCTTGTGATAAAAATTTAACAGCAGAAGAATTAAATAAAATACTAAAAGAATTTAAAGTAACTACTAGAGAACTAACAGATGAAGAAGTCATCTATCATATATAAATGAAAGGAATAAAATGATAAATAAAGTAATATTATTAGGTCGTGTTGGTAGCGATCCTGAAGTAAAAGTATCAGTAAAAGAAGAAAAGTTTGCTAGCTTTTCTTTAGCAACTTCAGAAAAATACAAAGACAAATCCGGTGAGTGGCAAGAAAAAACACAATGGCATAGACTTGTATGTTGGGATCCTAACATTGCTAAAACTATAGAAACATATGTTAAAAAAGGAACTATGTTATATGTAGAAGGTCAAGTAGAAACCAGACAATATGATATTAATGGTGAAACTAAATATGTTACAGAAATAATAATACCAAGATTTAAAGGTATTCTTAAAATGATTGGAGGTAAAGATGGTGGTAATAAAGTTCAAAGCCAGAACACCAGAACAGAAACTCCAACAGAAGATATCCCATTCTAATTATTATGAATGTGCTACCTGTGATAAAAAATATTTACAAGATAATTTAATAGCATACATTCCTACTAATCAAAATCGTGCAGATGATTGTGATTGGTATTGTATTAAGTGTTATAATAAGAAATTTAATACTTAAACATAATATCTTTCCTTTGGGATATTGATATAATGCTAGAGTTTGTTGTTTTAATCTCGTTAATTATATTGTGAGTATTAAATAAGGGGGAATATAGTTGATATATCTATAAACCCCCTTTTTTTCATTAATGGGAGGATAATGAAACTCTTGTGTATGATTGGTTATAAACCGAATAATTAGCTATTGTACGCTCAAATATGAGCTATTTTTTAACTAAACTTCCACCAAAATACAAACCAATGATAGCTGACATCAAATGTGTGTCTAATGGAGTAATTATTAGACCACTAAATTCTTTGTCCATAACAATTTCTTTCTTTTCTATTAAAAATAAAAATCCTCTAGTAAATTCTGTCCAAGTTAACACCACAGTTGTATCAAAAAATACTGGTGCTATCTTCGGCCAAGCAATAATAAAAAACACAGCAGTCAATGCTATAATTCTACGAGTAAATTGAAAACCTTTGTTATCATAATTTCTAGCATCGCTNATNTGTTTCATTTGGTTATCAGATCTAGCCAATAACATTTTCTGTTCGTCTTGTTTTGCTTTAATTGACTGTGACCATATAGACATAAATCCACCNAGCATTGAACTGCCAAGCATAGTAATCATTTCTACTGGTAAGCCACCTAACATTAAAATATCATACTATATAAAATCATTAAAATAATAACTGCAAGTACGCCTACAATAACCTTACCTCTTTTACTTAGTTCGTAAGGTATTATTTTATTAAAAAAATTTTTAATCATATTCCCTCTCCAATCTATCCATTGAAATAAAATTTACTTCTTGGATATGGTTATCCCAAATGCCTAACTCAGTAATACACCAAGACCAACCATTCATATTTAACTTAGCATAATCCTCTATATGACCATGAGGTAAACTGCAACCGACATTTACTACTCTTACCCATTTGTCGTACCCTATCTTAATAGCTTTCCAATCTCTAGCTTTATGAGTATGACCAAATACTAAGTCATGTATACTGTCATTTCCTATCTGTACTTCACCATTTTTACCACCATATTCTTTGCCCATTATATTTAATGGAGCATGCACAAACCCTACACCAGCTATAAATTTAAATTCACCATATTCAGATACACTCCAACCATACTCTTTAAATGAAGAATACAGTTGATGTTTCATCATACCTTGTATCTCAGGTATATTTTCTTCAAACCTATGTATGCGCAGCTCATGGTTTCCCATACAAAAATGCCTGGGGTAATCTTTAGAATATTTATCTAAAATTTTTAATGCTGATTTCATAGAAATTATATCAACCATAAAAGCATCTTTTAATTTACCTTGCTGCGTACTATTTTTTTGAAAAAAACTTAATGAATCTAGACTAGCAAGATCACCTATATGAACAATATAATCTGGTTTTGATTTACGAATGTGTTTACCAATCCAATGAAACCTATTCTGAGGAATGTGTGGACTGTCATGGGTATCACCAATAACAAGGACTTTGTGTCCTTTAAATTTCATTTAATTATTATAATTGAATAACTTCAAGGTTGTAAAGATAATAATCAATATACTACCTATCCAAGCTACAGCTTTTAATGCTCCTCTACCAGTAGCCATTTCTTCTTTTAATTCAGAAACTTCTTCTTTATTGGCACGAACATCAGACTTAATCTCATCAAGAGTTTTAGTTATTTGTATATATTGCTGCTCCCAATTAGACATCAGATCCTTTACTACCACATCTAAATATTACAGTTAGTTTTCTTTCTTTTAAATCAGCATCAAGATAATCAGCTAAATTATTTTTTGCTAAATTACATTCTAAATTATCATTAAAGTTTAAAGGTACTTCACTTTTAAAACATAACGTTTGATTTGTATCTCCAATATTTAACATACAGATCATAGCAAATATTTTAAACATTATTTAAGCTGCGACAAAGGATTATCTAAAGTCATTTTAATTCTTTTATCTACATCTTCTTCAAGTTTAATAATACTATCAATAACTTTCTTATCTAATTTATTCATAGTATCAGTTAACTCTTGTTCAAGTTTAACTGCATCTTCATCAATACTATTAATAGTTTCTTTAAGTTCTTTTTCATTAGTACGAGCATCTTCTTTAACTCGTTGTTCCACATCTTCAACAATAGTTTCTATTCTACGAACATCAGATTTTAAATCATTCTTTAATTCTTTAGCTACATCTGCAACTAATTTTACTTCATCAAGTATCATTGTCATTTCTGACTGCATCATAGTAACTTCTTGTTGTATTAAATCTAAACGCTTATCAAATCCTGATAAATCAGGAGCTGAGTATGACGTAATCTTTTTACGCATAGATTCATAGTCTTTGTAAAATTCAAAGCCACCCCACAATGCACCACCTAATGTTGATAGTGCTGTAAGGATAACAAAAATTTTGCCACCTCTAAATTTTACTCCACCTAGTTCTACTTCTGCCATTGACTA